AGAAGGACAACATGAATATCAAGGCAGGCAAAGCGAGCCGCTCCCGCGCCATGCACGACTCCGCCGCGCGCGAAGCTGGGTTCCGCAAGGGCAGCTCCATTGACACCACTACAAAACTCGCAGCTTGATATGCAAACCTTCTTGCCCTACCCATCGTTCAGCGCATCAGCCGAAGTCCTCGACTGGCGCCGGCTCGGAAAACAGCGCGTAGAAGCGAAGCAAATCTATCTCGCTTTGTCAAATCCGACATACGGCTGGCAGAACCACCCAGCTGTGAAAATGTGGCGCGGTTACACCGGAGCACTTGCCCACTACGGCGAAGTAGTCTGCACCGAGTGGGTCAAGCGCGGTTACAAAGATACACTGCTTCCGTGGTTTCAGGAGCGGTCTGTGCCTGTTCGCTTCTTCCCAGCTTGGCACGGCTGCGACCGGTTTCATCGAGCACACCAGTCAAACCTCATTCGCAAAGACCCTGCATTCTACGGCCCGAAGTTTCCGGGTGTCCCTGCAGACCTCCCATACATCTGGCCTACAATATGAACATCCAAACAAAAGTCATGGTCAAGGTCCTAGGGCTTTCCTGCCTCATCACCTTGATCCTCTTCCGCATCCTCGCCTTAACCCAACCCAACTAAAGCATGAACCTCATAGAAAAGCCGATGCTCGCCGGCAAATGCGAGAACCTCTCAGACTTGCAGTACCCGGTGCTTGCCACCCCCGAAGTTAGACGGCATCCGCTGCCTCATCACAGACTTCTCGGTCGCGGTGTCCCGCAACTTCAAGCCGATCCCAAACCGCTTCATCCGGACTCACCTCCAGAAAATCAAGGCACACACTGGCTTGGATGGGGAGCTCATGATCCGCGGGAGCAACAACTTCCAGGAAGTGTCTTCGGGCGTCATGAGCGAGGACGGCTTCCCGGACTTCGAATACCGGGTCTTTGACTTCGTCGCCCGCGACCTCGCCACTCCCTACGTGAACCGGATGAACGACCTCGCAGCAGTGTGCCGCGCCTTAGGCGACCACCGGATCGTCCCTGTGATGCCCAAGACGATTGAGACTGAAGCTGAGCTGGCAGTCTACGAAGCTCAGTGTCTCGAGCAAGGCTACGAAGGCGTGATGGTTCGTACTCCAGGTTCACCCTACAAATGCGGACGCTCTACGGCGCGAGAAGGCTACCTGCTCAAGATCAAGCGCTTCTCAGACTCGGAGGCGATGATCGTTGACTTCGCCGAGAAAATGCACAACGCTAACGAAGCAACCGTGGATGCTTTGGGCCGGACCAAGCGCTCCAGTCACCAAGAAAACAAAGTGCCTATGGGAACTCTCGGGTCGCTAGTCGTGCAGGACTGCTACAGCAAGGTAGAGTTCCGCCTGGGCACGGGGTTTGACGACGCCCTGCGCGCTAAGCTGTGGGCAGCCCGGCACACACTTCCCGGCCGCGTAGTGAAGTATCGTTTTCAGCCCACCGGCGTCAAGGAAGCTCCGCGGTTCCCGACATTTCTAGGCTTCCGTCACGAGGATGACCTCTAAGAAAGTAAAGACAACCAGTCCAGAAGTCCTCGGCCGGTGCAAGTGCGGGTTGCCTGCCAACGTGCGGGTGCAGACGATTCTAGGCCGGTTTGAGACCACTCTGGGCTGGCGGGAGCGCAAGACTGTAGGATACTTAATCTGCCTGAAGTGTGCGGCCGGCTAGTTTTGCGGAGACACTTTCCGCATAGCGTCTCGTAGCATCTGCTTCCACTCTTCTGCCGTGGAGTCTTGTTGATAGACTCCGCGGAGGTGAAGCCACTTCTCGGCTTTCGCTAAGTCCTTCTTCCAAGCTTCCCGGTCGAAGGTCCCGTCCGGTTTTTCGTACTGTGGGTTGTATCCCGGCATGAACTTGCCAACAGCTGGCCTCGGTCGATCGCGGCGATAAAACTTTCCTGCGTAAATGTCCCAGGAGCCATCCTCGTTTTTGATCCTGCGGTAGACCATGAATTTTTCTCCGGGCGGAAGAATTACTTCGCTGATGCCGCCCCCTTCAAAAGCCTCGATCGGCACTCCTCGCAGAGCTTCTTGGTGATCGCCTTCAAGAATAACTCTCACCGGAATGTTGCCGTCTTCGCGATTCGTGTATTCATCCGCGTAGTCAGCAGCTGTCTCAGGACTCACTCCCGCTGATTGAAATCGGCGAGTTTCGATGATTTTGTTTACCGGGAATGTTGATTTGACAGCTGCATCATCTTGAAGCGACAGCCCACGATAAAGTCTTTTGTAAGGAAGGTCCTTTTGCGACTTCGCTTTAATAGCTTTCGCGATCCGTTCGATGTCGGAAATTTCTTTTTCTGCGTAAGGCTGGCCAAAGCCGGAGACGTCTCCAGCTTTTGGAAGCTCTCCAGTTTCAAGATAGTCTTGAATCGCGAATTGGTCAACGGCCCAGACTTGCGCATCGTCTTCAGAAAGAGCTGAGCTTATTTTCGATGCACCTGCCTTAGGCATGAGCTGGATCCCCGAAAGGCGGTCAGAATTGCCGGCTCCAGAGGTCCTAAAACTGGCCTGGAGGCCGCTTAGCGGTCCCGGCTGGCTAGAATCCTTTCCAGGGGCTGAGACGTCTTCTAGCCCAGTTTCCTGGCTGCTCCCAGCGGGCATGAACTTCATCCTCGCGTCGGAAGTCGGAGTTTTATTTGTGGAAAGTTTAAACTGTCCGGGGTAAAAGATGGCAGCATCCCCGCTGTAGGAGTCGTAGATGCCGTCGTAGCCTGCAGTTTTAAGCTGTCTGTCGAGTTCGCGCGAAACAGCTTGCCACCTTTTCGGCCCGACCCGCCTCGCTTTCCCGAGCGCTTGCCACATAGCAGCTGTGTATGACCGCCCGTCGAAAGGGTTCTGCATGCTGAGGTAGCCTTGGTAAAGAAGACTTTTTTTCTCGCCTTGCGCAATTAGCGAGCTTTTGCGTCCGCTCGAGAAATAGATTTTGTCCGGGCCAAAGCCTAAGTTTAATTCTGACCCGTGCTCATCATGTCCGAAAGCTGGGTCTAAGACATCTAGCCTGGGCACTCTTCCTGGAGAAGACGCGAGACTCCCTCGATGCTGAAATACTATCGGAGCACCAGACTCGTCGACAAGTTTGCTTTTCCCGAACCATTGCTTCCACTCAGGAGTGTCGTGAGGCGCTTTCGCTAACAGGATCCCGTCTTTTTCGTGAATCAGGGAAAAACCCTCTTCTTCTGCAGATTTTCTCGCTAGTTCATTGCCAGAACGCAGGGGTCCTTTTGGCAAATACTGCGAGTCTTGCGTGTTTGAAGGCATGAACCGCCGGGTGTTATCGAAGGAGAAAGACTCGAGAGTCTTGATGGCCCCAGGCTTCTTCCCAGCCGCTGAGCTGCGGTCTTGTTGGAACTCGCGCTTGTCTATTTGCTTCTGGGCGATGGCGTGATCAAAAGCTTGTTTCCGATCTAGGAACTTCCCGCTCTTCGTGATGAACCCGCTCACGGCTTTGTCGATGTCAGCGTCGTCCATCTGGTCCTCAAAGGCGAGGAAGATTTCTGAGTGCATCGCCTGGGTCTGCGGACCATCCGGCTCGAAGCCTTCGCCGTTGAGTGCCTTGTTCGCCTCAGCTCCTGTGCGGACAGTTCCGTCGCCGAACTTCACCGCAGTGTCCATGACTGGATCTTTTTCTTGGCTGCTCGGCATGAAGTGAACCGGCACAGCTTTGCCTTTCTCTTCGCCGTTAGCTTGGCGCAAATCTACTAACGTTTCGCCGTTCTTGGTTTCGCTGACGCTTGTCACTACAAACTTGCCGGTCAGCAAGTGCTCACGCTGATTTCCCCACGAAGCTTGCGTGTATTCGTCAAGCTGTTCGTAAGGGACTTTCAAGCCGTGGGTCGCCCGGTTCACGCGGTAAATGACCGGCTTGTCGTTTTGGCCGATCAACTCACCTTCTAAAGAAATAGCATCTACCAAGCGGTCCCGGCTGGCGGAGTTGGTCGTTAGGTCGAGCTCGGTGAACGAAGCTACCTTGTGTTTGTCTGAAATATCAACTACGGCGCCGGGTTTCACTCCGTCGTCAAGTTTTTCTTGGAACGATATGCGGTACAGCGTTGTAGGCTTGGCCAGCGGCTCAGAAGCCAACTTTCGCAAGCGCGCTGTCTGCTCCGGCCAGTGAAAGTCGCCGGCGCCTTGCACAAAGCTGTCTATCAAGTCGCGGTCTTCCTGGGCAAAGTCGTTCGACGGCATGAACATTGCTACTGGACTGTTTCTGTCGATCCCTCGAGAAGCCCGGATGCCCATCTCCAAGCTCTTCGATACCATATTAGCTAGTTTCTCTTTCGGGTGATGTGAGTAGCTTGCTGAGGTACGTTGTGGACCAGAGTCGTACCCTCTATGGGAGGTGATCCCAGCCGCAGTGTCCATGGCGTGCGCCGCTTCATGGAATACGTCTCGCCCGACTAAGTTTCGGCCAGTGTTAGCCACATAGATCGTGATGATTTTCTGGGACGGGCTCCAACTAGCCCGAGTACGGCTGTTGTCTGCGTCAAAAGCGAGTTGGACTGGGACGTTGCGCACAGAGTGAAAAAACCCTTTAGCCGTAGTATCAGAAAGAATGTCTCCGAGGGTGCCAATCAGTCTTGGGGTTTTGAAAGCTTCTGCAACTTCTGGGCTTTCGAGGTCGTCGTCATTAGAAAACACTGCGTCGTGAATTTCGTTTACATAGTCTTGATACTCTTTTCTGAAAGTGTCGGTGAAGATCCCGGTCAAATTCGGATCATTTTGGAGCTTAAAGTTGAGATGCAAGAAATCTTTGGCCTCTTGCTCTGTTGAGAATGAAAAGTCTTTTGCACCGGGCGCCTCGCTTGGAGATTCCACGTTATACACCCGGCCCATAGGATCGATGTTTTCAACGTCGTCAGTGACAGTTACTTTAAATTCTTTCCCGTCTTTGTTAATCGCCCACATGCGGCCGACTCGGTCTTGCTTCGCGTTCTCGTCGCCCAGTCTCAAGTCTTCAGGCTTCTCCGGGAGTGCATCCCAGTCTTGGGCAAAGTCCACGTACGAAGTCGGCATGAACCTCTGCTGGATGGACGGCCTGCGGAACGCCATGCTACCGCCCACTTTTTCGAACGGGGTCTCATGTATCTGCAACCAGTTTGTTTGGTCAGGAATGATAGCCTCATCCCCTACAAACCCATGACTAGGCTGTCCAGGCTTTGCCGGCTCGGAGCGCAAGTTTGGATCTTGCTCCATCCGGACTTGTGTGATATCTGTCGCATCGCCAGGCACCAACAGTTGAGAGCCAGTCATCCCAGTCATGAACTCTGAGTGATCAAAGACGTTCAGCAAGATCAGCCCGTCGTGCCCGCCGGCGCGCATCTTCTTAAGCAGTTTCGGGATGACCACTCGGTGGACGCCGCCTTCAGTATCTACTACGAGCGGGTTGGCGAAGCGTGCCAGCCCGCGGATGACAGTGGGAGATTGCTCGAGTCCGCGCTTGCGGAACGCGGCGTTGTTGGCGTAATGAGGGGCTGCGTAGTCTACGGCCCACAGGTTGCTAGTCGTAGCGAAAAGGTATTTTCCGCGGTACTCTTTCGTGCGGACGACGTCTTTCGCTTTCGGGTCTAAGATGATGTCTCCCGCAGGCGTGCCGTGCTTGAGCTCTATCGTGACAGGAACGCCAGTTTTTAGCCCGCTAAGGTCGACAGGCCCGCCGGGCTCAGCAGCGGAGATGATGTCCCCGTAAGCCCAGCTCTTGGCTCCGGAATAACTGTAGTCGCCAGCGGCCTCATCCCGGCGAACGTTATCCCGAATTTCGCGGCGGCTGCGGGATTCTTCTGGAGAAGGCGGCCCCAAGTCTCTTGGACTCTCCGGTGGTCGTCCGCTGACTTCTTCGCCCTTATTTTCTCCAGACGGTCCGGGTTCGGGGTGAAGGAAAAGGTTTTCATAGGTCGTGGCTTCTGTATTGATTAAACTATTCTTGGAGAATTTTGTAAATTCCTTTTTGTTGACAATTTTGACCGGTTTGCCCGGCTCTTTGGTCAGCATGACGGCCATGGTAGAAACTGGATCCAAACCAGGCCGGTCGTAGTGCTTCACATCTGTGTAGAGGAATGCAAAGAAGTCAGCCACTGGCGGGATCGTCTCCATGATGGCCGGTGCCAGTTTGTGACTAGTAAGTAGTACCTGCATGGGCACGCCACGCCCTTCAGAAACTGCGCGCCGCTGAGCCCGGGCGATCGCTTCTTCTACCGGAGCTTGGACAGCGAAAGCTTTCACCGTGTAGCCGGCGTCCTTGAGCATCTGAACTTGCTTGCGAGCGCTACCTCCCGTGAAGGACGCATCCCACAGGATATTCCGCTTTTCGGCCACGGCGCGGCGCATGAGCTCCTTGCTCAGTTCGCTCGATTCTTCGTGGACAGCGGTAGCGCCGCGGTCTTCCTTCATGGCCATGAACTCACGCATTTCAGGAAGTAGTTCTTTGATCGCGTCTGGGTTAACGTAAGTCACTTCGTTTTCTGCGGGGACGAGCCCAGCTTCCCGCAGCCCGTCAATAAGAGTCGTCTTGCCCGCGGCCATGGGCCCGCCCACAAGGTAAGCCGTCGGGTGCTCCGACACGGTGCCGTTCTTCAAAAAGGTTTCGAAAATTTCATCATGCAGCGCGACCCGTTCCGGGATCCATTCAGTCTTGCCGTCCACGACCTTCCCATAACGGTACCGCGTGTCTTGCAGCAAGTTGTTCGGGTCGTCTCCGAGCGGCATCCGCATCTTCGGCAGTTCGCCTGCGTAGTGCTTTTTGTCCACGGGGCGCTCAGGGTTGCCGCTGCGTCTTGCTGCTGGCATGAACCTTGCTCGCGATCCGAAACCTTCTAAGCCAAGCGGCTTCCCGAGCTCAGCAGCGGTGTCTGCAAGTTCCCGCGCCTGGCGATTGGTGACGCCGAGATGTTCGGCGAACAGCGTGTCGTAGTCGTTCACCACTCGAACGAATCCCGCCCGCATCGCGTCATACTCACTGACCGGACGCCCGTCAAATTCTCGCGGCAAAAAGTCTGCGTGGTTGTATACGTTCACCCACTCGCCATCTGGCGACAGCCAAGCTTTGCGCCCGCTAAAGCTTGGTTCGGCCTCTTCTTTGACTTGAGACTCAAGCGCCTCTCGCAGTCCGAGTTTCCCCGGCATGAACGCAGCTTTCCCTGGCACCTGCGGGATCTTCTGCCAATTCGACTCCAGCAGGTCTCCGGCTGCCTCCCTCCGGGAAGAGAACTCGCTGTCACCTACCGGATGTGGTTGGCCGTCTTCTACCTGCCACTCTGTCCGCTGCCATTTCCCGGTGTCCTTTGCAGACGGAGTGACCGTGAAAAAGTTATCGTCTTCGGCCAGCACGTCGGCCTGCTGGGAGGATAGCTTCTCCTGCGGCTGGCTCTCGAATCCTTGGGCAAGGCGAGAATAGAAACCATCCCCAGAGCCGGGCATGAAGTTGTGCTTCACTAAGTCATACCGGATCGGCAGTTTTTGAGCAGAAGATTCTTCAATGTCTGTGATGCGGTCCATGCGCGCGCTCATGATGATGCGGTCGGGAGAATCTTGCCCGCGCTTGGCTTTGATTTTTGTCCGAACGGGATTCGCCGACTCCGTGTCTTTGTCGAACATGTTCAAGAAGTCGTTGATGACGTTCTTCTTCGCCAGCGCTTGGTCCATGTCGCGGGCGAGCATCGTGTCCGGGCTGTGGGGATCGCCTTCTCCGTGAAGTCCGGCCGCATGGTTTTGCAGGTATCTCGACAAATCGTCTACGAAAGCGACCTGGTCTCCCGCCCAAGGAGCTAACTTGTCAGGCATGTGCGCTGAGTAGTAGTTCAGCTTGTCAAACATGCGCGAGACAGAGGCCGTCGTCGTCAAAAAGTTTCCGTCTTTCGAAAACTGGAATCCGATGGGGACTACGTCGCGGAACTTCGGAGAAAGCGCCCGAGCTTTTCCGCCGCGGTACACGGGCTGGTAGTTGATGAGGAACCTTGTCCCATCGCCGCGGCCTAAGGCCTGGTTGAACGCGAAGATCTTCCGCTTCAGCGTGTTTGCCACCAAAAGTTCTGGCAAAGCTTTGATTGCAGCAAGCTGGCCCGGAGTCATAACTCCGCGGTAGCTGCCGCCCCCGACGTCTTTCATCGCGTTCGGGAAAACTTTGACGTCTGGCGCATTGTCCAAAGCCTCTCGAATAGCTTGCCCTCTTGCAGCAGCCCGAGACTTGCTTTCTTTGTCAGACAGCCTGCGGGCAGTGCCGTCCGGGTTGCGGATAACCCGGGTGCCGATCGTAACTTTCACTTCTCCGGGAAGAGCAGCTACGGCTCGCTGCACGTCGACTGGCAGAACGGCCTCGTTCCCAAGATCGTCTTCAAACCGGCCGTTTCGGAAGACAAACTCCCCGCCGGCATTGAAAGCTGGGTCTGTGACAGTGATCTCGCCGACTTTCTTCCCGGTCATATCGAAGATGTCAGCTGCAACATCGGTCTCGAGCACATCGACGTCTTTGAACTTTTCTTGCAGCTTGCGACTTTTCAGAATCTTGATGATCGGGATCTGAACGTCGTTTTTCGGGTCGACGTGGAACAGCATCTGGCCTTGATAGTTTCGCAGCGCTCGCTGATAGTTGCGAGTCATGGCCAGAGACTGAGCATCGATTTCGCCGATGATAGGGCTGCGGCCCGGTGCTAGCCCAGGCACTTTCCCACTTTGTACCACGGAGTCGCGCAGCGCGCCGAGCCGTCCGTTGATATTCGTGGTCGCCAGCCAGTCTAGCACAGACTGCACCGGCGAATCGAGCCGACGCAGACGTTGGCCCGGCATGGTAGACAATCCCATAGACTCTGCGAATCGCTCAGACCGAGCTTCTCGCCTGCGTTTTTCTGGGGTTGAAAAGCTGCCGCGCTCGAGTTCGGCGCGAGTGACTGGATCGAACCGACTCAGGTATTCTTCGGCGTCTTGGTCGGCCATCTCGTCGGTGTAGAGCCCGTCATTGAGCGACGTCTTTTCTCCGGTGACTGGGTCCGTGAGGTACTGCGCAAACATGTCTGGCGCGACACGGTTGCGAAGATCAATGCCTTGGCCGTATTTTTCAAGAGCGTGAGTCAGCTCGTGAGCGAGAGCGTGCTCAAAGTTCCCGGGCTGCGTGATGAGATTTTCCGGATGGCTGGTATTGACCACTACGACGTTCCCCTTGATCGGGCTTTCTCCTGGCGCGTAGTCTTTTTCTGAGATGGCAAGTCCGCGGACGCCTTTTGATCTCTCAACGTCTCGGGTTACGCCGTCTAGCACGGCTTGAGCTGCGACTTTATCGGCCGGGCTCGAGTTGGGATCAGCCAACACCGCTTGGGAAGCGGCTATGTCTTTGGCGTGCATCGAATCGTAAAAGGCTTGCATCTGGTCCGCAGTAAGAATCTTGATCTGCGTGTCGCCGAGTCCTTTTGAGCGAAGGATCGCTTTAACTTGCTGCACTTGGTCGGTGAACCCTAACTTCGCTAGACGTTTCGCTTCTTGGATAGACGGGTCGTCTTCCTTGACTGTGGCCCAAAAAGCGGCGGCAGCGGCGTGCAAGTCTCGCTCCTTTTGAAGCTTTTCTCGAGCAGCTTTATTTTCCGGCGTATCCGGCATCGCGTCCAGTTCCGCTTGACTTGCCACCGCTTTCGTCCGGAAGGCTTCTGCCTGAGTTTTTGGACTGACAGCTACCTCAATAGAAGCTTCCGTCTCAGTGCCCGATTCCTCCATCTGGCGTTTAATGTCAGCATCTTCTGCGACGCGACGATGTATTTCGATCGCCGGAAGCATTGTGTGCGGGAAAGAAGCGGCCGTGACGCCCAGCCCGATCCCAGAGCCGTAGATCTCTCCTGCGGACTGGCCGCCTTCAACGTTCCCTACGCCTAGAGCAAGTTGCACCATGCCGCCTTCAATACCACGGCCTGTGTAATACCCGGTCGCAGAAGAAGCTGCGTCAAGCAAACGGCCACGTGTGAAAGTGCCTTCTCCGCCAAAAAGTCGTTGCGTGAGAGGCGAAGACTCTACGCTGCGGCCGGCTTTTTCGAACAATCCTTTTCGTCCGGCCGGGCCGAATTTATCTATGGTGCGGCCTAGGTCGGTGAAGACTCGCCCCGTCGTCTGCATGGTTTTTCCGGGCACCCATAAGACTGGCTTGAGTGGGTCGGCGATGTGTCGAAACAAAGCGTTCTCATCGCCGGAAATTAACTGGCTCAGCTGGCGGGCTTTCTTGTCTATGGCGCTGTTGATAGCGAGCATCCCGCTGCCAACGCGCTCGATAGAAGGTGCTACCCCGATCATGCGCTTGCCCATCTTTGTGCCAAGCACAGCTTTCTGCGTTAGATCGGCCGCCTTCGCCGTAACATGGCTGAGCGGCTTGTGCGCCATGGATAAAAGATGTTCTTCACCGATGCCCGGAGCTAGAAAGTCAAAAAACTGCACGAGGTTGTTGTCGACTTTCTGCAACGCGTTTTCGCGAAGAGGCGCAGCTAAGTCGCCCGCGTCTATCTTCACCCCGCCGGTCAAGGCCTCAGGGAGAGAAGCTTCCGGGAAAGTTTCTGCCAAGCGGGCTAGCCCTTCTGAAGCTCTGTCCGGATGCGCTTGGTTGTCTTGCTGCCTGGCCTGATCAAAAGCTTGCCGAGCCATAAAGTTCCGGAAAGACTCGTCTTCAGTCTGCCCGGCGACTTTTTCTTTCACCCAGTCAGTGACGCCGCTTCCGCCCATGGACGCTTTTGCCGGGATGGACGCGATGTCTTCGCCAGCGTTCACCGCTCCGATGGGGACGTGACGAAGAACGTTCCACGCTTCGTCCATCTGGATCTTCTTTTGCTTTTGGAGTTCCTCTAAGTAAACGGGATCCTGAATCAGGCCTTCTGGAATTAAAGCGGCGGAAGCACCCTCTACGAGTTCTTTAGCGGCCGTAGCAGCGCCTTTGACCACAGGAACGCCAGCTTCCCAAGCCGCTTTAGGTAGGGCTTTGAAAAATTCTGCCGTATGCTGCCCCGCCGACTTCTTGCGGTCTTCTTTCCACAAAGCGTGTTCTTGCGGGATGGAAAGAAGTTCCCCGGCGTCTTTCCGTTTCCGCAGCGAAACCGGGTCCATGTCGATTTCTGCAGCAGACTGGAAGTCGACTGTCGGCGGTGTCCAAGCCGGCGGCGGAGCTGTTTGAAGAAGCTCGTCCTCGGGCGGTTGCCAAGCTTTCGCTTGAGACTCAGCTTGCGCAGGAGCAAAGTCTTCCTCTGGAGGGGCCCAACTCTTTGGCTCTTCTGGCGGCGGAGCCGGTGTCGGAGAAGGTGTCGGCTTGGGCTTCGAAAAAGCCGCGATCGCATTGGTCAACGAAGCCAGTGGGAGCGGCGTCATTTTTTGATTCCTTGGCGGCCGTTCCAGATGTACGGGGTTCCGGGCTTCAGCGCGTCATAGTCTTCTTTAGAGAACACTTCCGCGGTAAGCGCTGGCACTGCAGAGTCCCTCAATTCAACGACTACTTGCTTGGGATCTAAGCCTTGTTTCTCCGCAAGTTCGGAGTACACGGATTCCTGTTGCGCATGAGCTTTTTCCTGATTGCGATACAGCGTCTCAGCTTGTTTCAGAAAGTCTTGTCTTTGAGAAGGCCCGAGGATTTGGCCATTAACCACGCGGTTGATTTGGGCGACTAAGCGCTCCGGAACACCGGCAGCTTTCGCGGCATTCGCGTACTCCGATTCACGCACAGTTGAAGTCGGGTCAAGAAGTTTCATGAACGAAAAGACCATGCCCATGTCCCCAGCCGGGGAAACGTCTTGGCTCATGCGATGCATGTTTTTGAACGCGTCGCGCACGATGATAAAATTCTTCGAAGAATCAAGAAATTCTTTGCGGTACTGGCGCAACGTTTTCGGATCTCCGCCGGAATCGTCTTCTAATGGTTCCTTGCCAAGTTTTGTGCGGGTCACCAGCTTCATTTGCTTGGTCTTCGGATCAGGGCGCCACACTTCAGCATAGCCGTTCCACTTGCGTTCTACTCCTAACGTAGTACGATGCCATACGCCTTCACGCCAAGACTTCGGCCCCACTTCGGCTTCTTCGCCTTTGTCTTGCGGAAGCTTGCCACTTGTGAGTGAACTGCCTCGCAAAAGTTCGATGACTCCCGGCTTCACAAGTTGTTCCGGGGTGACATCCCGCAAAAGAGGGTTCCGGCGCCGGTCTTCTGTCTCGAGACTTGACGGCTCTTCTGGGAGTTCAATCAGACTGCGAGTGCGCGTGGCTGCCGCAGCAGATGTCTTTGCGGGGATCAGAGAAAGTCCTGTCTTCGGCTGGTCTGGGTTGAAGTCGCTCGGCAAGTCGTCGAGAACGTCAATCACGCCTTCTGCGTCTGGCTGACCAAGTTCTAGTTTTCGCATCCGGAGACGGATCTCGTCTTTCCGCAAATCCGCTAACGCGCCTTTTTGGGCCAGTTCCAATGCGTCTTTTTCGTCTTCTACTTTCTGACGTTTGTCAGCACGAACAGCTTTGCCAGCGTTTCCGATAGCTAGCATGACGTCTTGTAGACCTTGCTGCACGCTACTCTGCCTCGCAACATTACCGGCCGCTACCAAAGCTAGGCCGTTATCGCCAGGAAGCAGCGAAGCTCCGTCTATAAAACGGATCGGCGCATTGGTCGTGTCAGCCAGCGACATGCGGGCCGCGGACGGCTGAGCTGGGCTGAAAGAAAATCCTCCGGTTTGCATCAGGTTCCTCCGAGTCGGGATGGGTTGCTGTAAAAAGCGTTGCCCGAACGGGAGGCCGTTTCGATGGCGGCTTTGAACGGCTGCTTTCCGCTGGTGTTGGTGACCGACTGCAGCTTTGCCGCCGCGGCCTGCGGATTCGCGCTGGAAAGCATCCCGGAAGAACCTGACGCCTGCTGTGCGGCAACGCCGGCGACAATGTCGGCTTTCCGCTTGGCTTCGGCTTCGTCGTAAGCTTTTTTCCTTGCGGCTTCCTGCGCAATGCGGGCATCTTCAATCGCTTTGCGCCTCGCTGCTTCGGCACGGGCGTTCTCAGCTTGCCAAGCAGCAAACTGTTCTGCTTGAGCTTGAGCTGCTGCAGCCGCAGCCGCAGCCGCAGCGCTGCCATCATCGCCGCCGCGGTGCTGCTGCGCAAACGCAGACGTGAATCCGCTGCTCATGCGCAGCTTGCCTTTATCTGTCAGCCATGGAAACATGTCTTGCATAGGTCAGCTTCCTCCGAACTTGGTTGCGGTCGGTGAGAAAAACGCGTTGCCGACCTTGCTGGCTTCGTCTAAAGCCGCCGCATAAGGCGACAAGCCGGGGGCGGTTTTTTGCGCTGCCAGCGCTGCGAGATTTTTGTTTGCCGTGCTTGCAGCAAGAGCTCCGGTCGCCTGCTGCCCGGCATTCTGCGCAGCCTGGTCGGCTTTCTTTTTCGCCTCGGCCGCGTTGGCCTTGTCGATCTCCGCCTGACGCAGGGCATCTTGACGGGCAGTCTCTGCGGCTTGGGCCTCCCGTTGCTGCTGGGCCATGCGCTCCTGCGCGGCGATCGCCTCTGCCTGCATCTGCTGCTGGGCTTGCAAGGCCTGCTGCCACATCTGAAACTCAGATACGCGTCGTGAATTGTCCGCTTTGGCCAGTTTGACCGGCTTTGCTTGTGCTTGTGATCCTCCGCCCATAGTGCTTGTTCGTTTGAGTTATGCTAGCGCCCCGGCCGCGCCGCCGACTACGCCGCCGATCAGTGTTCCCCAGCCGGGTGAAATTGTTGTGCCGGCCATCGCGCCGGTCGCGGCTCCGGAAAGTGCATTGCCCCAGAAAGACTTTCCAGAAGCCCTGGCGCTGTTGGTTACCGTCGCAAGATTGTTTTTGTAATTTCCCCACAGCTGCTCGTTCTGCTGCAGCGCCGACATCAGGTTTTGATTGCCCTGCTGCCCGGAGGAGAGCACCGCCTGCCGCCAGTAGTCTCGGGCATCCGCGTTGGCGTTGTTCGCTGTCTGAACGGACGCGGCCAGATTGCCGGGATCAATCCCCGCCACCGGCGCCGGATTGGACGAGAGCCAGCCTGCCGCTTTGGCTTGCTGTTTGGTTTGCTCGTCGTAGTAGTCGCGCCGAGTGGAGTCCACCAAAGCGGAGCGGGCAAACCCAGAGTCATCTCTTGCGCCGGTTGCCAGGACATCGCTGAGGCCGGAACGGAGCCACAAGTTGGAAAGCTTCTGGTCCGGACCGCCTTCCAGGTTCATCCGAATTTGTGCAGGCAACTCTTCCCGGATGGCAGCGGTGTCCGGCGAAACGCGGGCTTCGATTTCTTTGCTGGAAAGCGCATTAATGAGGGCTTCCTTCTTGGCCATGTCTTGGAGCGCCCGGACATCGACAGTCCGGAGTTCCGGAGCGGATGCGGCGATCTGCCCCGGCAAGTTGGAGCTGATCTTGAGACCGGAAAGCAAGCTGGGAAAATAGCTAGCGTCCGGTTTGACAATGACCGGGCTGGCTGCGCCTGAGGATGCTGGTGAGGATGAACCGCCCATAAGAATTAGTATCTATGTGATGTTTTTGGATTGTAAAGCTCTCGTTTCATCCTGGCAAAGCCTAGTTTCTGCAAGGTAACTTCTGGAAATGTCTTACGCTCTCCCGCGGTAGGAATACCCAGAAGCATCTCCCCGCCGTGACTAATCCGGCGAACATGCTGCCAGGCTTCAAGAGTCTCTACGACATCCCGGGGGCGGGTGACTTCAGGGTGAAATGCGGGAAACACGACCGGCATAAAAAGAGCGTCCGCGTAGCCGAAGGTAATATCGCCTCGACGGAACTCAAACAGTCTTGCCGAAGCAAACGGGTTGATCACGTGCTCAAAGGTAGACGCGAACTGTTGCAGTTTTGGGAACTCCTCGCTGAAGCGGGAGACTTCGTGGATGGTCAGTTTGTGGTTCATGACAAAGTGGGAATGGCGACCAAGCCGGGTCGGACAGGACTTGCTGGAGCCGGAGTCACCAACCGGGCCAGGGCCTGCTCAATCTCCCGGCCGGTGAGATTCTGCAAGGCGCAGGCAAGACACGGACCGGAAGTGCCGGGCAAGGTGATGGACGAGTAAAGCACCGCCGGCGCCGCGGCGGAAAATGGACTGACGAAGGCGTTTGCCGGGGTCCGCTGAAAATCCAAGGAGTCAGAGATGCTGGGCATATTAGGGGCAGGGTTGAGCCAGACGTGCGGCTTGCAGTGCTTTTGTTGCCGCTTCTTCGGCGGCTTGCAGTGCTTGCGCGTCAGCATCGGAGGCGGAGCTGGAAGAAACAAATTCCGCCGTGGCCGTGACAGTCAGCGGCAGGGACCCGCCCGGACAAGTGTCCGTTCTGACGACCGTTTTTGTGGAAAACCACTGCGCTTTGGAAATCGCCCTGGCAAAAACCTGCTCAGCGGGAAGGAACGCCGGATCCCGTTGGAAAGCGTGATTCTGACCGTCCTCGGAAACAACACAGAGGTCTTTCTCGTCGCCCAGGTAATCGCCGCCGCTTTCTTCCGGGTAAGGATCTAGAAAAACCCGGATCGCCTCGACCGCGAGCTCACCGCACCAGCGGATCAGCATGGAAAAGGCCTTGTCAATACTCTCGCTCAGCGGACTCTCGCAAGTCGGACACCCGGCATTTTCATCCGGAGTCTGAGATTTGATTCTGCGACTTTGTTTGCGCAGGTCGCCGAGCACAGTCTTGGCCGTGCTTATTTCAGGACTGCCCGCGTTGTCATAACCGGCCGGCGCGGAAAATTCCCGGCAGAAAATGTTCTTATAGGCGCCCCGCACGCCGCGGTAGCTGAGGCTGAGCTTCGGGAAGCCGGCCATCTCCCGCAGATCCAGCTCGACGTAGCTGAGCCGTTTCAGGTCCAGTCCGTCGCCCAGGAGCCGGGTCTCCATCTCGCAGAAGATAGGCTGTCTGTATTCGGTGACTGTGAAGTCTTTTTCCAGGACGAAAAATGCGTCTTCCCGCTCCGGAGTGAAAGCTTCCCAGACGTGGTTGTGTGAGTCCAGGCTGACCGAGGTATAATCCACCGAAGCGGCGAAAAGGCGGTGCTTGTTCCCGATAAACGCGCCGGCCCACTGCACTGGCCGGATCCCGGTCCAGATACCGCTCCAGGCCGGCGTGGTATTGCCGCCGGAAAGTTCCGAGACGGACGAGTAGTCAAGCACAAAAGTTTCGCTGTTCAGCTGCTGCTTGACGGGCACCGACATCAGGAGGTAGTTTTCAAAGTTGGCGCCGCAGATGCCGGACTGGTCTTCGGCAAAATACTGCTTAGAGAAGGCCATCTCTGCATCACGGAAATTCACCTGACTGGTGAGGTAGGTCGTCGCGGCGGTGTCGCTGGAGACCAGCCCGCCAAGGCCATACCACCACAGCAGTCCGGCCTGGTAAGTGACACTGCGTCCGGCGATGCACCCGACAGAAGGAAACAGCACGCTTTGGAAATTCGCGGTCGAGGCCCACTTGGCCCGGTCACGGACGCCGGTCTGCAGAATCTCGCTCCGCTCGTTTGTGAAAATCACCAAGACCTCCTGCCGCTGGTCGCCAATAAACGGGGCCATGCCGGTTATCTCTCGGGGAAAAGCAAAATCGCCACGGCCTTCGCCCTCGACCCGCTCGGTAAACTTCAACGGGTCATAGAGGTCGGAGGCAAGCACCAGTTTTCCGCGGGCCACCCACAGCCGTCCGCCGGAGTAGGCCATCCAGGTGCCGAGCGGGGTTTCCAAGTCGGGAGAGGCTTCGTCCAGGTGCCGGCTCTCAAGGCCGTCCCAGTAGGCGGCCGGCTTGACTCCGTCCTGCATCATCAAAACATTATAGGACGGCACGATTTGAAGCGTGTCATCCGGGAGGAGCGTGACGTTTTTCTGAGCGGTGACTAGATGGACCATCTTGGCCCGCGGGTCGAAGGAAATGCCTGGCACCTGAAAAGCCGCCCAGTCGCGGGGCTGTTCAAACGGATAGGGACTGGCGTAGACTTTGCCGTCGATCGCGGCAACCAGGTAGTCCGTCTCGGTTTTTGAAGTCTCTGTTGTTCGGTTTTTACGGAAATATGCGAACCCCTGCAAATTTCCTGGCGGCAAGATCAGCTTCATCCCGAAGCCGGGACGCGTCTGGACCACTCCGCCCCGGTTGACCACGTTCACACCCCGCTGATACTGGTCCTCCCGTAAAAGCCAGGGATGCCGCAGGGTGTTCATTCCGAAAACCCAGCCGGCATCCACCTTGGCATCGCGCCCGGCCGATAGATTCGCGCTCTTCATCGGTCACAGAAAATCATCGGGGCAAGTCATGACGTCCGCGTCCAGCTGCATGACCGGCGCCCGCGGACCGTCAAGTGCCCGGTTGCGGTTATTGAGCAAATCGACCGCTTTTTTCTGGTAGCGCTCGCTCTCGTCGAAGAAGTTTTTCCGCAGCAGGTCCTGGCTTTTCACCATCATGATCAGCGCAAGACGGCTGTCCAGGTTGATGAAATCCCGAGCGGAGGTCACCCGGAAACTCCGTTTGCGGTATTTCATGCGGACGCTGGAGCAGTCTTTGCCGACACGGATCCGCCGATATTTCGGGTTGGTATCCGCCGGGTGCATGTCGGCGAGCAAGGTCAGGTTGTCCGCATTGCCGTTGTCCCAGGCATAAAGAAGAACAAAACCCCCGGTCTCCGGCTTTTCGATCTGGTCGACGGATGCGACCAAAACCGGGTCCAGCTCCTGCAGGATACGGACCTGGCCTTCGCCGACGTCCAGCAGCTGAATCCGGCCTTCAGTAGAGGCGAGATCGACAGCGTGCGCGTGCTGGGCATACACTTCCACCCGGCCGGAGTCTACGGGCCGCAGATAATACGGCGTTTCCGGCTGCAAAGGATCTGGCAGCACGCCTTCAGTCACAAAAGTGACCGCATCTCCCAGCTGGTAAACGTGAGCCGGCACCAGAAGCGCCGTGGATTTCTCCACAGAAAAGCTTCGTTGCAATAAAAGTTCGTGCGTGCCGGACCCGACCGAAGTGATGGTCACAGCGGTCCCGGCACTGTCCAGCACGGAAATGTTGCCATCTTGGTCCAGTCGGGCTTTGTAGTCCGTCCCCGCCAGAAGCGGGCTCGGGAGATTGCCATCGGTGGTGAACCGGATCGGCGCCAGGTTCTCCAAAAACCCGTAGTATTCCAAGTCTAGAAAACTATCCCGCACGGTTGCCGTGACTGCATAGTCCACCGAGATAAAGAGCTCACCGCCGCCGAGACTGGTGACTGCAAGCCGCCCCGTGGTGGAAGACAGGTTGAGCGCATACGCGGAAGACGTGTAAATTTCTACGGTGTCCGCCGAGAGAACCCGCAGATAGTAAGTCGTCGCGGCGTCGGCGGACGGACTTGTCACGGGGAGCGACCCGGTAT